AACTCGACGGATCGCGGAAACCGCTTTCTCTTCCTTCCCACTCTGGTGGTCAAGCAGAATCCGGAAGAGAAATCGGCGATACGAATCCGGTGCGTCTTTGAGGGCCCGGCCGGGCCGGGGCGGCGGAAACCCACCTCCACCCAACTCCCTTGGAACGTAGGGAGGAATGCCGACGGATCTCAAGGCTCCTACTTCGGGACGCAACACCCTGGCTATCCGGCTGATCTTCTTCCTATTCAGGACAGAAGCCCAAGCCGGAATAGCCGAGGTGATGGCCGGTCCCGAAGTGGCCCAAGACGGCAACTCGAATGGTATCGGGCCGGATACACGCTTTATGGCGAAGTGACCCGGATGAATGAGACTCCTGACCGGGGAGTAGTCAATCATGTGGGCCGCCACAAAAGCGTTGTAACCGGCCACGAAACCATCGGGAACAGCCGTCCCGGGTTTGAGCCAAGCGAAGAGGGTGTAGTCAGGAGCGGGGAAGACATCGGTTTCGAACCAAGCCATCTGCTCTGTAAAGAGCATAAGGTGGTTGGAAACCAGATGCTTCCCCGCGGACAAACCACTACCCACGTCGGCTATCCTCCGTTCATACCCTTCATGCGCGGCAGCGGGCAAAGCCGCTGCGAGGTCGTCACCACACGTTGCAAACCGGTAGAGGTCCGAGGACGCTCCAACCGGCAAGCCAATCTTGTGGCACGCCTCACGAATCGACGTTTCGCAAGCCCAGAGGTTAATGATATTGAGGATAAACCAAGAGAGCGGCAGACCCATAAGGCAGCCGCCCTCAGTATCCAGAACCTCCAGGCCGTCATCGTATTCGACGCGCATAGGGCCGAGGAGTCGCAGGCCAAGCGCCCGCACATCCTCAGGGAGTTGGGCTCCATCACAAATTCCCTCCCACACCGCATATATGGAGAGCCGAGAGAAGCCATCTGTCGCCTTAGTGAGATCTGCCGATACGAGAACGAGATTCCCAAGGGATATCGGGCACTTGAGGCGGCTGGAGGCGAGGTCTGCAAAGACCTCCTCCAGTCGACCGCCTTCAAGGGAAGCCCTCACCCGAGGATCTTTCTCGAGCATCGGCCAGACTACACTGCGAACGAGATGGCCGACTTCTACCACGTCGGACGGCGACTTGGTTACCACGCGGGCCTTCCACCCGCGTTCGCGTACCGTCGTCGCCCGACATGGCAGAGGTCCCTTTCGGCTCACAAATTTGCGGAGGGAACTATCACGGAGAATCCTCGCAATCCTCGTCCTCTCAAGGTCCGGGTCCTGGAGTATGTTGACCACATACTCAACG